GGATGGAACAAAAGAAGTCATCCCAACAGTGTTAATGAGCTTAGAGAAACTATATGGTATATGTTTGCTGATCAACACAAGAGTCCTGGTGAGATTGCAGAAGAATTAGGCTACACTCCTCCCAACATTTATTATCATATAAAAAAGATGCAAAAAATGCTTGACAAAGTATAACTTATAGTGTATAAATATATATGTAAGTTAAACTTTTAACTTAAAGTTGTATGAGGGTTATTGCCTTCCATTTGGTGGCAGCTCCTTTCAATGTTATATTGTTGTCTTTTAAATAAGACGGTTGAGATTCAGCAGACATACTTGCCCATTATTACTTCATACAGCCAAACCCAACACAGGAAACTATGTTGGGTTTTTTCTTGACTAAAGGTTGACAACCACTGATAATAATGTTATAATAACTACATTATTTGCCTAATTCTGCAATTAGCGTTTTTTTGCAGTTTTGGATAAATAGTATTGTGAAAACAAGTTTACCACATTGTGGTAATAGTAGCATATTAATAGATCAAACAACAGTTTGGATATTTGCTACAAGCTATGTCATAGCTATTAACCTAAGGAGAACAAAATGACAAAATCAAAAAACACACAACAAACCTATACTACCACTGAAGTAACAGATGGAGGTGCAGTATGATAATCCTTTCTAATAAACTTCATGCAATTAAATCACACCACAAATACAATACTAGACTAAAAAACAGCACTTGGACTGGCCTAAACAAAGCTGGCAAAGTGCAAGGCAGTGAACTAGACAAATTACGCAATAATTTGGATAATGTTGACTGGGCTGATTTGTTTCTAGCAGTTGAAGACAACAAAATGAATTTACCAAACAAACAACGCAATGAATGGGAGAGAAGTCTTCTTAACTTATTGCGTATGACCTCATTAGAATTAAATCCCAGAGATGCTATTATAGTGGATGGTGAATTCAAAGACTATATTCTAAACAAACAGCGTGACTATAAAAAGTTACAAAAAGCTCTATGGCAAATGCTTATGGGTGGTATGGAATGTTTGGAATTCATCAATTGGGATGTAGCACCTAACAAAAACAGTTTATGGGAGACAGTATAATGGATAAGTGGAAAGTATTACTATACAAACAAGTAAAAATGAAAGACTATCTTAAGAAAAAAGGTCAGCAGGACCTTGCGTTAAGTAAAGACCCAGGACTGTTTGATGAAATATGTGAACACATGACTACATTAGGTTATGATGTTCCTAAACTTATTAAGCAATATAAACAAAGAATAAATTAAAAAACTTGACAGTATAGCATATGGTTGCTATACTGTTAACACAATACTAACATTGGCTAATAAAAACACTTTCAACAACTAATACAGAACCCTCACAATAGCAACATAAGGTTAGCGGGCCGGATATATAATACCGCTGTGGAAAAGGCGCTTAATAAACGCACACATATAGTATGCATTGCTACATACGGATCCTTTGGTGTTCAAGTCAGAACACTAGGTAAGCTATAAAAGTGTTCCAGATACGTGGCACTATAAAACAACTGTTGCAGGTGGGACAAGTCCAAAGTCCATTAGCATATTACCTTGTACTACTAAACAATTACCTGCTTTCCTTAATTGACTGAAAAGTCTTTTTTTTTGGATGCCACTGTGTTGGTATCCTATGACTGAAAGATCAAGTATATATAAAACATATAATATATCAATTAAATGTTTAATGTTCCTTTGAAAGGAAGAGCAGTAAATTAAACAGATAAACAAAAAACAACTGAATGTAATGAAGTTGTTGTTGTTTGATGTTTTCTCTCTGTAAGAGAGATATGTATATAACCAATTGAGTGTATGGGTTAAGCCAAGCTCAGATTAGACCGTGATAGATTTAACATAAATACTAACATATAACAAGGAAACTGTATAATGGTTATAGAGATATGGAGTTGGATACAAGGCATAAGAGTTACTGATAAAAAAGAATATCAATTACTCTGTGAACTAGAAAAAGACCTAATGTTAGCTAAATTAGCTGGCACTTGGGTAGGACACAAGATATACAATTGTAGCATGAAACAATTTGATGCTATGAGTCAATTACAAAAAAGCCAAAGCGTAAGTGGACAACAGTTTGATAAAGCTGCATACAGAGGAGTAAGCAAATGAACATTGAAAGAAACAAAAGTTTTAACAAATGGTGGAACAAGAACCATCATCATGTAAACAGTCACATGTGGCTGACTAAGACTACGGCTAGAATAGTACACAACTACAACACACCGCCAGAAGCATACAGTCATGCTAAAACAATACTAAAGAGATTCAATCTTAGTCAATACAAGCGCCTAACTAAAGAAGATGCAGGATTTCTTTGGAGATTAACACATCCAAGTCTAAGTGAACGTAACATGAGATTACTTGCTACAGCGGCATTCCTACAAGAAAAAGCAGACCTAGTTAAAAGGAAATTCAGCAAATGATTGAAGGCTGGGATCCTGAACTTGATGTAGAAAACATGATTCAACGTTGCAAACGCACACGCAAGCAATGGGCAAGTGTTTATGATGCTATAGGAGTAGAGTTTAAGTATACAGAACCCAGTGCTGAAGAATACCTACAAGCTATTAAAAATGCTACAGCAGTAGTAAAACAACGTAAAAAGAAGAAATAATATGTATAAGACTATACTAAAGTTAATTCCATACAGTGCAATACTAAGTTACATAGCTGAAGTAGATGCAGAAGCTGAAAGAGTATTAGCAGAGAATCTAGCTACTAAAGCTAGATACCTTGAAGAAACTACAGTAATAACCAGAGAGTTTGGTAAGACAGGAATAAACGTAAAATAAAGGTTGACAAGCAAGACATCTTACGCTATAATAGTAGTATAGAGTAAGAAATTAAGCAATAATGCTTATTAAACAAAACGGAGTATACAATATGTCAAACAAATTAAACGGTAAAGCAAAAGCAAACGCAAGAGCTAAAGCATTTAAAGCAAAGCAAGCGTCTAAGGCAACTAAGGCAACTGTTAAGAGTTTATTACACCCAAATACAGATCTTATAGGGTTTTATTGGGGTTACAAAGCAAATGATAATGTTAACGGCTTTGAATTTTCAAATTGGACACTTGACGCAATGGATATGCCTAGAGTAGATGCAATTCAAATGGGTGCACATTTTAAAGAATGTGCTGATAAACAAGTAAGCGTCTTAAAAACAAATAGGACTATGGAAGTGTATAAGCAATCCAGAGAAGAGTTTGTTGCTGAAGAACAACAAAGAATGATTTGGGCAAGTAAAGAGTTAGCTAAGATGACTAAAGGTCCATTTCAGTTTAACAAAGATCTTATTCAAAATCTTATAATTTGGACTTGTGCTATTTCAACTTGTGTTGCAGCTGGTGTATTAGAACAAGATGATTGGAACGGTGATAGGTTTAATCACATTCAATGTGATGATCCAAGTATTAGAGCAGCAATGTTAGGGGAGACAGCGTAATGACACAAGAAGAATTAATGATACAAAAATTATCAGGTAAGGCAGCAGTGGTTGACTTCCTAGAACCTTTGAATGAACTACAAGATCTTGTTACAAAACTAGGTCAAAAACAAATGAGCAAGTTGAATGTAAGCAAAGAAGAAAAGACTGTTTTGGCTAGTTATAGAGAAGAACTTAATACACAGGTTAAAAACTTGCAACACATGGTGTATACAGTAGCAGATCAGCTTAATGTTGATACAACTTATTTAAGCAAAGATCTTGAGAGCCTTACAAAACAGTTTGAATTTAAACTTTATATTATTAAGAAGGAGACAGCGTAATGAAAAAATACAAATTTAATGTCTATGTAGCAGAACCGTATGACTGTATGCGTATGCGTGAAGTTATTGGCACAACTGCTACACTGATGTGGGAAGAAAATGATCCACAAGGTGCAATGGATAGAATGCAGAAATGGATGGAACGCAGTAGTAAGCTAAGAGTAAACAAATCTCTTGATGAATGGCACAGGATTAAAATGGTAGAGGAGACAGCGTAATGGGTATTTGGATTATACATTTATTAGGTTTTATATTTGCACCATTTATATTTTTATTTACTGTGGCCGCACACCTAATTTGGACAGTGTGTAGTTGGACAGTTAAAATGTGCGTATTGTGTATTAAGCTGGTATACTACACTATTAGATTACCTTTCTATGCAATTTATAAGTCAATTAAGGCTAAATAATATTAGGAAATTAAGTTAGATAATCAGCAAACAGTTATTCTAGAGGCCGTTAGTGCAGAACTTCTATACTTAGACACCTTTAAACCTACACCTTAAACAGTGTGGGTTTTTTTATGGCCAACCATTCTGCCATGAATTATTCCAAAAAGCAATAAATAGTGTTACCAGTCTAACCGGTGGGGGTTCTGATTAGAAGTGGTAGCCCGGTCCTTTGCATTCCTTGTATGGGCTGGGCTTTTTCTCTACGGTTTTAAAATGGATAAATAAAGTTGTAAACAACTAAACAAGGAATCATACTCATGCAAGAAGAATTAAAAAAATTAGTTAACAGCCTAACAACCCTCTCTAACTTAGTATTAGTCTACCTTACGCTAACGTGGGGATATGCTGGTTTTGAATTTATAATAAGGAGTTTATTTTAGCTATGTCAGCCCAATATAATATAACAGTAAACCAGAATGCAGACTTTATAAGAAGCTTTCAGGTCAAAAAGAATAATGTAATTTTGAATATATCAGGATATACATTTACAGGAAGAATTAAAGAAGCGTTCCATACAACTGGGCATACAGAATTTACTACAAGTATAGTAGACGCTGCCGCAGGCACATTTACCGTTAGTTTGACTGATGTACAAACAGCCGGAATGGATCCAGGAACAGCAGTTTATGATGTAATCATGTTGGACACTGCTACAGTTAAAACAAGAATATTACAAGGACACGCCTTTATTAGACAAGGAGTTACACCATAATGACTGTATACACAACACTACCAACAGATGATCTAAACCTTGCAGTAGAAGTAACAGAAGCTAATGACTTAGTAAGCATTAACATTACTCCAGCAAGTATTAATCTTACAGGTGCAGTAAACAGTGTTAACACTCTTACAGGAGTTGTTGTACTTACTACTACACAAATACCAGAAGGTTCTAATCTATACTATACAGATGCTAGAACACAAAGTGTAATAGACACTAACAGTCAAGGCTTTATTAAAGCAGATTCAACAGATACACTAACAAACAAATCAGGATCAAACCTACAATGGACTAATGATGCAGGTTATTCAACTACAATAGGAACAGTAACACCAAGTTCAACAGATACATTTACTAATAAATCAGGTAACATCAGTATGTGGACAAATGACAGTGCTTACTTAGTAGCCAGTGCATTGAGTCCTTATTATACTAGTACACAAGTAGACGCATTACCAGTTAGTACTTTTACTAATGATGCAAATTATTCAACTACTACAGGAACAGTAACTCCCACCAGTACAGATACATTTACTAATAAATCAGGTAACATCAGTATGTGGACTAATGATGCAGGTTACTTAACAACTGAAACTGATAGTCAAACATTAAGCTTCTCAGTTCCTAATCTTAGTATCAGTGGAGGCAACAGTGTAGACCTAACACCTCTAACACTAGGCTATATTACTGCTGATTCAACAAATACACTAACTAACAAATCAGGTAACATTAGTATGTTTACTAATGATGCAAACTATTCAACTACTACAGGAACAGTTACTCCTACTAGTACTGATACATTTACTAACAAGAGCGGTAACATATCACAATGGACAAATGATTCAGGATACTTAACCGCAGAAACAGATAGTCAAACACTGAGTTTTACTAGCCCTAACTTAACTATTTCAAATGGAAACACAGTAGACATTGGTAGTCTTGAAGTAGCAACAATTGATGGAGGAACATACTAATGAGCATTATTAAACCAAAACGTGGTACAGGAAGCCCAGCAGGAGACATAGCTACAAATGAAATAGCAATGGATACAGCCGCAAGAATTCTTTATGTTAGTACAGATGGTACTGACGCAGTAAGTCTAGCAGATGATACACAAACATTCTTAGCTAGTGCATTGTTTACCTATTCAGGCAATAATGCTACAGGACTTAACTTGGGTACTAACGTTATTGATGTTGGTTCAGGTGGAGCTAGATTAGATATAACTCCAGGCGCAGCTGGCATGAGAATCAATGCCGCACCAGACATGCGTACTAACAAAATAACAAACATGGGTGACCCTACAAGTGCCCAAGATGCAGCCACTAAAGCATATGTAGATACAACTGGAACTGGTTTACCAACTTCAGGCGGAACTATGACTGGTGATTTAAATATAGCTAACGCAGTAGGTGTAAATTTTCTAGACACTGAATATGGTGTAGAACTACACAACGTTAGTATTGGACAACCAAGCCTTGCATTAAGAGCAATGGCAACAGCTGCCAGTCAACGTAGAACAAGTTTAGTGTTTCAACAAGATGATAGTGGAAGTGTTATTTCACAAGGTGTTATTGATTTCCGTCACAGAGGCAATACTAATGATGAATTTGAAATTGCACATCTAAGTGATGATGGAACCACATCAAAAGAAACAATACTTGGTTATGTTAAAAATAGTAATACCACACTCCATAATGGACACTTCAATGGTACTTTAGCATTAGGTCAAGACAAAGCAGAACTAAGCTACAGATTAGATATCAACAGTGGACGTACTAACAGTGGAAGCACACTAAGCCCACACGCATTACGTGCAAACACAGACATGAGTGCAGACTTAGGTGTTACTATTGCTAACTCAGCTACGTTTAATCTAGACTATGGAAGTCAAAGTCTTACTAATGACGTACAAAACGCAATTAAGTTTCAAATAACAAATGATGCATTGTCAACAGATACTGTAGGACAAATTAGTGCAACATATAATTCAGATAGTAAAAATAATAAATTAAGAATACAAGCTCAAAATGATAGTACAGCAGGTAATGCTACTGGTGGATCTACAGGTGACAATGGACGTGCAGAAGTAAGTGCAGTTAGTTTTAGTACAAACGTACCATACTCAATACCTGAATACACATTAGCAGAAGCCAATGCACTACCAAGTAAAGAAACAAGCATGTTGATATATGTATCCAACGGTAATGCCGGTGCTAAGACGCTAGCAGTATATGATGGATCAAATTGGAAAGTTGTAGCACTAGGCGCAACAATAAGTTAAAGGAGTCTCTACCATGAGCAAAAATGCGGACAGCACTGAGGACAAACAGGAAAAAGTCAAAGGCGCACCAAAGAAAACTGTAGACACTGCCATTCTACAAAAGTTGTGTGAGATACAATGCACACAAAAAGAAATGGCATATGTACTAGGGGTAAGTACTGACACACTAAAGAGAAACTATTCACAAGAAATAGATACTGGAAAAACACTTGGTAAGATAGCACTACGCAGAGCACAATGGAGAAACGCAGTTGAAAAGAATAATGTTACTATGCAAATTTGGCTTGGTAAAAACATTCTTAATCAACAGACTGAACCGTTAGATGATGATAGTGGAACTATATTACCTTGGACAGACTAACTAACAGGAAAGACTTACAATGGCTGAAGCAAAGTTAAAAGACAACGCACAACATGAATGGGCTGAGGTCACTAAGCAAAATACTGATGACATTGGTAGGATTCAATTTGATATTGAAACTATCAAGAACAATCATTTGTATCATATTGAAAAAGATATGGAAACTCAAACTAAGAAAATAGAAAAGCTAGACAATAGGATCTGGTGGGTACTTGGCATTCTAGTAGTGTCAACAGTTATAGGGATGATAGAACATGGCATATAAGAAAAAGAAACCTAAGAAGAAATAATGAAACTAACACCACAACATTTAGACAGCTGGCGTATAATCCCCAGGCTTCTAATCCTAAGCTATATGTTTGCATTTTATGATGCTACACAATGGTTTATGGGTTTGGAAGATCCTACCAACGCACAAGCAGGCTTTGTAAGTACCATTGTAGGTGCTGGCGCAGCTTGGTTTGGTCTATATGTAAGCAACTCAAAGAAGTTAAACAAGGAATAGTAAAATGAAAAAACATATTAATGATGCACAAAATAATTTGCATTTAGATCAACCCCGTGAAGGATTAAAGAGACAAGAGTTCCACAGCTTTGAAATCAAGGATGGGAGTTTACGTAAAGAAACTATAGTTAGAACATTCTTTAACAATGGTGAATACATAGACAGCAACAGCTCTGAGACAATCTGTGCCACTAAGTGAAGTACAGCAAACTGTTAGTGATAATCCTAACAGATGGAAAGTTGTAGTAGCTGGTAGACGCTGGGGGAAGAGTTGGCTTAGTATGCATGAAATGGCTAAGCATGCTAGATATCCCAACAGTAAAATATTTTATGTAGCGCCTACATATAAAATGTGTAAACAAATCTTGTGGGATGATTTGAAGGAAAAATTTATAAGAGCCCGTTGGGCTAAGAAGATTAATGAAAGTGAACTAACAATTACTCTAGTTAATAATACCAAAGTATATTTGCGTAGTGCTGATAACCCAGATAACTTGCGTGGAGTAAGTATGGATTATCTAGTAATGGATGAATGTGCTATGATTGATCAACGTATGTGGACTGAAGTATGTAGACCCGCATTAAGTGACAGGCAAGGAAAGGGATTGTTTATTACAAGTCCCAAAGGCAAAGCAAGTTGGGTATATGAACTGTGGCAAGGCGCACACACTCAAAAGGATTGGAGTGCATTTCAGTTTACTACATTAGATGGTGGCAATGTACCCTTAGAAGAAATAGAAGCCGCTAAAAATGAATTGGATGAAAAGTCATTTAGACAAGAATATGAAGCAAGTTTTGAAACATACGCAGGAGCCATTTATTATAACTGGGATAGTAGTAAACACATTGTACCGCAAAACGTTAGTGATATTAAGAAGAATGAAATACTACACGTAGCAATGGACTTTAACGTTACACCTCTTGTAAGTTTGATATGTAGAATTAATGGCAATGAGATAAGCGTAATAGATGAGATTAAGATGGAAGGATCAAACACTTTTGAAATGGCAGAAGAATTACTAAACAGATTCCCTGACAATAGAATGTGGGTATATCCAGATGCTAGTGGACAAGCACGTAAGACAAGTTCAAATACTAGTGATCACCATATACTAAGAAACGCAGGGTTTATATTAAAAGTAAAGAATATCAATCCTCCTGTGAAAGACAGGATAGCTAGTGTTAACGCTAGTTTGAAAAGTGTAGATGGTAGTGTAAAGCTATTCATTGATCCTAAATGCAAAATGATGATTAAGTGCATTAGTGGACAAACATACAAAGAAGGTACACAAGTGCCGGATAAGAGCAGTAACTTAGATCACGCAAATGACGCATTAGGATACTTGGTACATTGGATTAATCCAATAAAGAGACCAAGTGCAATAGTAACCAACAGTACCCCTACGTTATTTGGTCATTATTAATTGGATAAATAATATTAAATATTAAACAATATCTGATCAATGTTGTAGAGTTAATGAAGTTAACTTAGTTAGTAACCTTTAAAGGAAATAGAAAAATATGTTGAACATAGAGCAATTAGAACAAACACACGCAGCTTACACTGAGGTTGCTGAACAAGCAAATTATCACTACAAAAGTTATATTGGTGGAGAGCTTTATAAAAGCGGAAGCTACTTAACACACTACCTTGGTGAGAACCAACAACCAGGAAACCAATACGCAAAGCGTTTGTACAGTACACCATTAGATAACCATGTACAAACTACTATAGACATTTACCGTAGTTTCTTGTTTAGAACTTTACCAAAAAGAGACTTAGGTCAATTAGTACATAACCCATTAGTAGAACAATGGCTTAATGATACAGACCAAGACGGACAAAACATAGACAGCTTTCTTAAGACAGCTAATGATTTAGCTATGGTGATGGGAAGTTGTTGGATACTAGTAGATAAGGCCAGTTACAAAGTAGAAACAGAAGCTGAAGCAATTGCATTAGGCATACGTGCATACGCCGCTACATACACTCCACAGAATGTATTAGATTGGTATTATGAACGTAACGTAGCAGGCAAGCCTACATTAAAACATATTAAAGTACGTGAATCTGAAAACACAGAGTATGTAAACTTTACATGCTGGTATGAAGATGAAGTACACAAGTACAAAATAAGCAAAGACCCACAAACTGGAAGTTATGAAGAGGTTGTTGAATTCAATGAGTATCCAAACCCATTGGGCTACATACCTTTTGTACATCACGCTCCATTAAGGTCACCAGTTAAAGGTGTTGGTTATAGTTTGATTGCAGACGTAGCTGATCAACAAAAGTTTATTTACAATTGTACAAGTGAGGTAGAACAACATTTGAAAATAAGTTCCCATCCTACACTTGTTAAGCCAACATCAACAGATGCAGTAGCTGGTGCTGGTGCAATACTTAACTTAGATGAAAGCATTGACCCAGGTCTTAAGCCATATCTATTACAACCTAGTTTAAGTACAACAGACAGTATCTTAAAAACTATTGAGAACAGTGTATTCAGTATTCAACGCATGACACATACCAGTGCCATACAAGCAACTACTGGAAGCCCAATGAGTGGTGTAGCACTACAAACAGAACGCCAATTACTTAACGCTAAACTATCAGACATTGCAGACACATTAAGAGAAACAGAATTATTGATGTGGGGCATTTGGTTAGATTGGCAAGACATGAACTACCCGTTTGATTTCAGTATTGAATATCCTGATACGTTTGATATGCGTGATGAATTCTTAGAACTTAATCTATTAATGCAAGCCCGCAGTTCAGGTGTTAACAACAAGATGTTCCAAGATGAAATAAGCAAACAAGTAGTAGCATTAATAGTAGATGACGCAGAAGTACAAAGCAAAATACTTTCAGACATGCGTACATCAGATGTATTTGTACCTCATGAAATGTTAGACCCTATGAGTGGTAAAAGTGTTGCAGTTGAAAGTGAAGAACAACACCTAGCACTTGAAGAGATGGGTTTTACAATGCATGAAGATGATGTAGACTTATATTAATGGCATTTGATACAAAACAACATGACCGCATCCTAGTAGAAACACTAGAGGACGTACAAAATGGAACGTATGACTCAAGTAAGGCACTAGAGATTCAAGTAGCAGACTTGGTAACACAAGGACTGCCTATAGAGATAGTAAGACCACAAATTGTAGCTGCCTTTGAAGCAAACGCTCAGAGCATACGTGATGTGGCAACCCCATTAACCAACTTGAGTGAAGATTATATTAGCCAAAGTAGCGTTGGACAAGACGCGGCAGATATATTAGCACAAGATACGTTATTGGGCTTAAGTCAGGACAACCTAAGTAGTACTGTTACAGGACACACAGAAGATGTCATATCAACAATAGTATTAGGTACCGTAGCAGGTGTTACACTTGCTAGTTTAAGTAATCAAGTAAGAGGCAGAATTAGTGGAGTACTAATGGAAAGTAATGATCCAGATGTACGCCGTGATCAACGTAAGTTACGTAACATGTTAAAGTCTGGAGCGGCTGGTAGAGAAATAACAGATATCAGAGCAAGGATTAGAAAGAAGTTACCAGGAGATGTAGCTACAGCAAACAGTTTAGCAGTTAAGCTAAGTAGTACTGTAGACAACAGCATAGGAAGCTTTGATGGAAGCTTTGCCGCAAGTAGAGCAAAACGCTTAGGCATAGAAAAGTTCCGTTACAGTGGAGGCATTATAGCAACATCAAGGCCATTTTGTATTGATATGCTGGGCGCAGAAATGGGCAGAGAAGAAATTGATGATATATGGTATGGTAGTTCATGGGCTGGTAAAGAACCAGGTGATCCGTTTGTAGTAAGAGGCGGGTACAATTGCATGCACTATTGGGTGCCCATAGAATCTGAAGAAGAGTAAAAGGATAAATAAACATATAAACAAGTTAGTACAATAGTACTCACAACCCTAACTAATAAAGGAATATTGACATGACAATGAATGAAACTCATGGTATTACTGAAACTACAGCCACTGGGGATGTAGCAACAGGCCAAATAGATAAAGAATCCCAGGTTGAAACAACTAAGACATTTACTCAAGAAGAAGTAAATGAATTAATTGGCAAACGTGTTGCCCAAGTTAACAAAAAATATGATGGCGTTAACGTGGATGAATACAAAGCACTCAAGAGCTTGAAAGAGCAAGTTGAGGAAGAGTCACTGATTAAGAAAGAAGATTTTAATAGTGTACTTAAGAAACACAAAGAGAAGTCAGATGCGGAAGTATCAAGACTACGTGGTGAACTTGAGACAATTAAAATTGACGGCGCACTGATTAACGCTTCTAGTAAAGCTAAAGCAGTAAGCCCTGATCATGTAGCTCAACTATTGAGAAAGAACATTACACTAGGTACAGACGGTAACGTAATGGTTACTGATAATGACGGCAAGCAAAGGTACACAGATAATGCGGACCCTATGACTGTTGACAACTTAGTAGAAGAGTTCCTATCAAGTAACCAGTATTTTAAGTCTGCAGGTCCAGCTGGATCAGGCAGTACAGGCAATACAAATAATGCAAGTCAACAGAAGTTAGATCTTGCACAACTTGACATGAACAAGCCAGAGCACAGAGAAATCTATAAAAAGATGAAAGCAGCTGGGCAAGTTTAAGTTTATAAACCATAATATAAGGAAAAAATAACATGGCATACGCAAATGAATATGGATCAGGCATCAACTTAACAGCCCTTATGATCCCAGTACAATCCGCAACAGTTTATGCGGCACAAGAAACTAGTTTATACCTACCAGGTCTACTAGTACCAATCCAAGAAGTACCAGCAGGTTCAGCTTCAGCTCAAGTAGCTGTAATGGGTTCTGCAACTACTACTACTATTGTAAACAATGGTGCTGGTGGAACTGAAACAGATCCCGGAGCGGATTTCCCAACTAACCTACCTTCTAACACTAAGAAAACTATTGACTTAGACCTTATAGCATCAAGAGCGGTTATACGTGATTTAGGGGGTGCAGATTTTAATGACTTTGGTAGAATCCTTGGTAACGCAATTGCTAAGACTATTGATACTAAAGTATCTGTAGCACTTGGTGGCTTAACACCACAAGAAGACATTGTTGCTCTTAACTTGCTTGATGAAGTATTCAAAGCAATTGGATCAATCCGTGCAGCCGGTGAAACAGGTGCACTTAACTGTGTAGTTTCAGCAACAGCATATGCTGGCTTTATGTCAATTATTGGTAGTTCAGCATACGCTGGCAGTGAAACACAAAATGCAGCAATGCGTTCAGGTTTCATTGGCATGGTAGCTGGTGTACCAGTTTATGTGTCAGCATACTTAACAGATGCTAACACAGGCCTTACAAATACTAAGTTTGCAGTTTTCTCAGCAGACGCAATGCGTATGGCAATGCAAGGTGGCGTTAAAGTTGAATTTGAACGCCGTGCAGCCGCAGTTGGTACTGATATTGTTGCTTCAGCAGCATTTGGTATTGAAGTTATTGATGCTACACGTGGTATCATTGTACAAGACGCAGCATAAGATAGCCTAATTATTTAGGTAGTTAGTGGGGCGCAAGTCCCACTAACAACACTACTATAGGAGAATAGAAAATGGCATTTGCTAACAATAACAATTTACAAGAGTACGCACCAGAAATGTTTGATCAAGGAATTGATGACTGGACAGATGATCTACTGAAAGCTCAGATAGATGTTACTAACATGATCCAATTCAAATGGTGGAATAAGTTCTATAGCCGTAGTCAGTTTGATGCTAGCAAATTAGTTGATGCACAGTGGACTAAAGCTACCGTATATCAAGCTCTATATGCTTATATCTTACCTAGACTAAGTACTTTTAGACCAGAGGGTGATCCTTTTAGAGAACAGCTAACTTTTTATAAAGATAGATTTGCAGAAGAATGGGAACTACAATTTGGTATAGGTATAAAATATGACTTTAATGATGATGGAACTATTGACATTAATACGGACGTTGTACAAGTAAGTCAGACTAGGTTGCTAAGATAATGGCTAGAAGAGAAGACATACTCAGAGAAGTTACCGTACTTCTCAAAGCCCAACGTAGTGTAAGACTAGGCAAAGTTGTAAGGGATCCAATTGATCCTGATCAATTAGCTAAGACTGCCTTTCCAGCAGTATACATTGAAACAAGTGATGAAGACATTGAAGATATTACTATGCAGATGTCTCCAAACGGACAAGTTAGAATGGGTACTTTGGAGGTGGACATAATATTACTTATTGGTGGAAGAGAAAGAGATACACAGCGGAACATTGCTGTGGAAGCTATTGAAAATACGCTAATGACTGATAGATCATTGACTGTTAACGGGACTCCGTTAGTAGAAGATATTAGGCTCTCAAGAGTAGAGACTGTAGCAACGGGTGAAAGTGCGCCCTTTGCAAGTTGTAGGATGGTATTCACAATTGAATATTGTTATACATTAAATAACATATAAGGAAAAACAATTATGTCAAATTGTTACGCAGGAAAAAGTGGTGCTCTCTCAATAGATGGTACCAATGTTGCCATGCTTACAAACTGGAGTCTAACACAGTCAGCTGAGATTTTAGATTGTACGTCAATGGGCGGCAACGGTTATAAAGACCACAAAACAGGTTTGCTAATGTGGGAAGGAAGCTGTGAAGCTAACTTTGCAGATACTACAGCAGACGCAGCAAACGCAAACAACTTAACCACTACTGAGTTAGTAGCTGGAACAGAAGTTGCGTTAATATTTTACCCAGACTATGCTGCAAAGCCAGGTGTTACCTTCTCAGGTAGTGCATTGGTTACAAGCATTGAAAACGGTGCGTCTTTAGGTGATGTCCAAACAGTAAGCGTAAGCTTCACTGGTAATGGTGCATTAACTACGGACTTAGTACCATAGGCAACGGTTAGGAATAAGGACAGATGGCAGATAATAAGAAAGATTTTGTTAAAGAATTGTATACGGAAATTAACGGTGATCTGTCCTCTTTCTCTAAACGCTTTGTACAAGAATTACGTGCTACCACCCCAATAGATACAGGCACCGCACGTAAAGGTTGGGTCAACACTTTCACAAAAGGAAGTTTTGGTAAGTCATTGGGAACTATCCCACTAGCCAGAAACAAGGTTCCATATATTGGAATTTTAGACACTAACAAAACAAGTAGACAGGCACCAGCTGGTATAGTTGAACCTGCACTACGCAAAACAACAAGGAAATAATATTATGAGTAAGATACTAGACAACGCAAAAGGCCATTTTAGAGATCAGTTAAGTGGTGAGATGAACAAGATTGAAGTACCTGAATGGGAAACAACAGTATATTTTAAAAACGTATCAACATTTGTGCAAGAAAAGAAAGTGATTGAACTACATGCCAAAGGTGAGCTAGTAGCTGCCTTAGTAGAAACACTGCTACAAAAAGCATTGGACAAAGATGGCAAGAGACTATTCAGTCATGGTGATAGAGACATTCTTATGCGTGAAGTTGATCCAAACGTAATCATTAGAGTTTGCACATTAATAAATGACGCTAAATCTTTGGGTGACAAAAGCCTGGGAAACTAACAGAGGATCTTGATACACTATTCCTATTTAGAATTGCAGAACAAATGGGAAATAGTGTGGAATGGGTCCTTCATAATGTAAGCACTTTAGAGCTTGCAGGCTGGGTTAAATACTTCACATACGTAAATGAGGCTAATAAAAGGAAACGCTAATGGCAGATTATAACATTAACATCAACGCTAAGGACAACGCTAGTGGACCTATAAAAAAGGTTAGTGGTGGACTAGGAGGATTAACAGCTGGTGCTGGTAAGTTTAAGGCAGCACTAGGAGTAGCGGCAGGAGCACTAGCCGCACTTGGAGTAGTTAAAATAGTTGGTGATAAAATAAATGAATTTGACTCATTAGCAAAGAGTGCAAGAGCCGCAGGCGCAGCCGCAAGTGGTGAAGCATTTAAAGGTTTTCAAGTACTAAAAGGAGCTATGAATGAAGCAGGCATTGATGCGGCTACATTTGATAGAGCCATGCTTAACACATCAACCGCACTACAAAAAGGTATTGAAGGCGGAAAAGGTTTTGATGAGATTGTTGGCAAACTTGGTGAAAGTGTAAAGACGTCAAACGGTGAACTTAAATCAGGACCAGAATTGCTTAAAGCAATGGTTAAAGGCCTCAATGATGGCACAATTTCAACAGAAGAATTTGCTAAAGTTGTGGGTGGACGTGCAGGTCCGTTAATCCAAAAGCAATTTGCAAGTTTAAACAAAGGCGCAGGACAATTAGAAGCAACACTAGCAGACGTAGAAGCTCATAGTAATATTGTTCCACTTGAGGCCGCAGAGAACGCAGAGAAATTCAATGACACAATAGGTAGACTACAAGCAGGTTTAGGTCAGATGATGACTGATGTTATTACACCTTTATTACCACTACTAGTTGACCTAGCAGATAAAGCATTAGCTAAGATGCCAGCCTTTATTGATGGCGTCAAGACAGCATTTAATAACCTACAGCCAGCACTAAGTTTACTTGGAACAATATTAACAGACGTTGTTTGGCCAATACTTTCAGCGTTATTTGAAGTACTAGGGCATATTGCAACTGCAATTACTCCTCTAGTAGAAAAAGCTATCCCATATTTAAAAAGTGCGTTTGAAGGCATTGTAGAAATTGTTCAGACAGTAGTTAAATGGTTCCAAGGAGTTGCTGATTCAATACAAGGCATATTTGACAAAGCAGTAGCACTAAAGGAAAAGATAACTGGAGTGTTTGGTGATGCAAGTGACAAGATCATGGGTGCCACAGACGCTGTTACAGGCGGAGTAGCCAGAGCTTGGGATAAGTTAGCTAACGTAATGTACAAAAACAGTATTGTACCAGACTTAGTAAACGCAATCCAATCATTGTTTGTTAACATGAAAGATGGCGTATTAGCTACAAGTAATGAAACAACTCAAGGTGTTAGTACAGCATTCACAACACTAAGTGACAGCATTGTAGATAGTTTAGCTAATGGCAAACTAGCCGCAGGTGACTTTAGTGGATTCTTTAAAGACACTATGATGACTCTAGTACAAGATGCACTACAAGGTGGTAATCAATTACAAGATATCTTTAGTGGATTATTTGGTGGCGGCAAAAGCGGCTCAGGTGGCGGCATTGGCGGAATCATTGGAAGTCTCTTTGGTGGAGGCGGAGGTGGTGGACTAGGCAGTATGTTTAGTACAGCAGTAAGTGGAATAGGAAGTTTCTTTGGAGGCTTATTTGCAGACGGCGGTACATTAGGTGCTGGTAAATTTGGTATTGCTGGAGAAGCAGGCCCAGAAATTATAAGTGGCCCTGCAAGAGTAACCAGTAATGAAGATAGCTTTGGAGGCGGTAACCAATCTGTAGTGATAAACCTCAATGCAATAGATACTCAAACGGGTACAGAATTTCTGATAAATAATAAGAAGCAGATAGAAGGCATTATCCAAAATGCATTCAACAGGCGCGGCAACCAGGGGATTTATTAATGAAGAACGTATTTACATATCCAGATAATTTGGCCACAGACTATATCAATCCAATTTATTTGGGTGATAATGATAGTGGATTTTTTAAAAGAACTAAAGCACTACTAAACGGAACTTACAAAGCATACTTAAATGATCTTGGCACAGTTCCTGGAACAGCAGACATTAACACAACAATACAAAAGATGAGTTCATACCATGATGCATTCTTAGAACAATGGGGTGAGAATACAATATACCAGTATTGGAATCAACCATTAATTGAAGCAGAACTAGGACGTATTAGTGTAAACATTACATCAGCTACAAATGCTGTTAGTCCTACACCAATTACATTTACAGTACCAGCTACACCAGCACTCTTAGATGGTGAACTAGTTGATGCTAGTAACTTTGATTCAACATTAATAAGTTTAAACAGCAATGCATACTTTGTTAAAGTTTTAACTTCAACAACAGTACAACTAAGCACAAACAGTGCTTTAACAGAATTATTAAAATACACAGTACAAGATTTAGAAGACATTACATTAGTTACAGGTGCTACTACTACTAATTGGAATCCAGCAGTACTAACAAGCGTTGGTTTCAGCACAAGTGGATTAGCTTTCTTAAATAACTTTGACGGAACTATGGCCAAGTACAACGGTGAAAAGTTATACGTTTCAGCTATTGATGCAGACACATTTAATTTAAGTTGGAACTCAGGTGGAACAGACTTATTGAAGTTTGAAGCCGCAGGTACAACTACAGCTAAAGATTACAGCATAGCCAAATATAACGTTACAGCCAGTGCAGGTACACCAACAACAGGTGGCACAGCAGTAGCAAATGCTTTTGCTGGACTTAGTTGGGACCCTGTATACAAGGTAGATATTACTAACAACGCTAGTCCTAACGCATACAGCGGATTTAAAGGTGCTACATTAGATGTAACACTAGACAGCGTAGCATTAGTTAATGGTACTGCCAGTGCAGAAAATACTGCTAACTTTAATGAATACAAAATTAGAACTATGAGTGAAGATGGTGGCGTGTTTGTTTACACATCAGAAACAGCCGCAGATCAAATTATGGAATGGACAGGTGATGAGTACGTAGTAAGTGATAGATTTACATGGGCTGGTGCTAGTGATCCAAAAAACAGATTCTATGGTACTGGACTTGACGCAAGATTCTTTTGGTTTGATAACACAGTTGGGCTTAAGCCTACTACACCAGGATTCTTTTCAGCAACAGTACATGACTTACAAGGCGTATTGTCAGACACAACTTTTAACGCTACAAATCAAACAGTATTAGCTAACCCTACTACAACTGCATCAACAGCTAGACCACAAGATGGTATTAAGGATGTTGCAGTAATGGCGTTTAGTCCACAAAACGGATACAACGCATGTTTGGGTGATCCAGGACATACATATGACAGTAATGGACGTGTGTTTGTTATTGGTCCTTATGAAACTACTAGCCCTACTGCACATTGTAGTGTTAAAGCAGTAGTACCAAACCCAGTAACCAGCAACACAGCAACAGCACGTTTTGGTGAAATGGTAAGTGTAGCTAACAATAATACAATGATGGTTAGTAACTTTGCTAAAGCTAATAGATACTTTACTGGTACAAGATATGAATTCTTTTATCTGAATAGCCAACTAAGTGAATACAACAATGGTGAAAACAATGACGTTACACACTTTACAACAATTGTACAAAACCTTAACACTAGACTAGATTTATTTGCTAGTGTATTTGATACAGACCCACTTGCACCAGGTGCAGGTACACCATTCCAAGTAGAACATCCTATAGCACCTAAAATGTCAGCAGATGGTAGTGTATTTGTTATTGCTGGACAAATAAGCACAAGATTAGATACACAGTATGAACCAAATGCAAATTCAACAGGTGGATTTCAAGTTTACAGATTCAATGGTACTACTTGGGAAACACGTGATACAGATGAAATTGAATGTAGCAGACTATCTAACTTTGAAGTACATGATAATGGTAACACTATTACTATTCAACACTTCCTTGCACCAGCTGTTTCAGTATTTACATACAACACTGTAACTGAAAGATGGCTTGAAACTGCTAGTTACTACAATGACCCTTATTTTAATATGAACTTTATTGATAATCAGCCAGCAACGTTTGGTTGTGCAACTAAAAGTTTTGTTGCAGGCAAAAACCCTACATATAATGGACACGTATTTTCTAGAGGTAACTTAGCTTATCCACAGACTTCAACTGACAGTTCAATTAGATACAACAGAGAATCAACAGGCGGACTAATAAGTTGGTACTTGGCAAACAGTAATACATTTATTACTCCTACAGTAGATGCTACCAAGTTTATTGTAAACGCTGATAAGATGCTAACAACTACTAATAACATTACTCACTTGTTAGGCACAATGCAACAAATTAATGGCAGTGATGCCAATGGTGAAGGCATTTGTAAAATTGGTGAAGCAGGTGCAACATTAACTAATTCAACTACAGGTAAGTTTGCAGAAACTGCTATAGAAAATAATAATATTATAGTTGAGACGCCAGCAGTAGTTACAAAAGGTACGTTAAAAGTAAGTTTAACTGAATCATTGCCTTACATCTTTAGTGGTGTAAACATGTTTAATTCAGGTAACCAAAAGTACAGACACCAAACAGGTGAATCAACATTTACTAATGGTGCAATAGTATTAGCAGACAGATGGATACCGGGCGCAACAAGTCCTAGTGTTCTTCCAGCATTGTATCCATCATTTACAGTACAACAAGATGCTAGCGGATATATTACTGGCGTAACACCAATTAATCCACCAAGCACACGTTATGCTGTTAGTGATGTTTCAATGTTAACTATTGGACGTTTAGCAGATACATACGTTGCTCCACCATTAACACCAAGTCAACAAGCAGACGTATTTGATACAGATGATGAATGGCTGTCAGCTGGATTTAGTCAACGTAAAACTTGGCCAACTACAGTAACGCCAACTGATGCACAAATCAATTATAATACTCCTACTATTGTAAACAACAGCCAAAGTGGTGTTAAGTATACACGTAGTAGTGGACACACAAAATGGACATTGGATGTAAATTATCCTGCAATGACTGCTGAAGAATTTAAGGACTTCCATGCTATCTCACAAGCCGCAAACGGACAAGCAATACCATTCTACTTTATATTACAAGACAGTGGTGGTGGAGACATATTATGGAAAACAAGCTATACTGGCGGAACTACTAAAACACCTAGAGTTAAAGATGCAGTATTAGGCGGAGATACCACAGTATTACTTGAAGGCTTTAGAGGCACAGAGTTTAATGCATTTACAAGAGGTGAAGTATTTATTGATGGTGCAAATGAGAACGGTAATCTACACACAAGTTTAAACACTGCCATAGCAAACGTATTTGGTGAAGTTAAAATTAGAGTACCACTACCATTTAGAAAACCACAAGAAGTAGGACAGCTTATGTTTAAAGATCCGTATCATGCAGTAGTTACACTAGGCAATGACAGCTTTGCTTATACTGTAGATGTAAATGGATACTATTATCTAAGTGTTATGTTTGATTTGGATGGGTTTAAATAATATGGCATTAACTTTAGAGCAATTAGTAGCAAGTGAAGTAATTGAATACTATGACAGTGTAGCAATTAACATTGATGCAACAAATAACTTTTATTTTACACAAGCACCATATGACCTAACACTTGAAGACGGCAACACGTACAAAGCAGCCGGCGGACTCCTTAGTATGAGTACAATAGTTGATAATGCAGGATTCAACATTGATAAAATACAAATAGGCATAGCGGCAGTTGTTGAAATTAAAGCAGGTGAAAGTGCCTTAGAAACTATTCAAACACTTGAATACATTGATAAGCCAGTAACAATATATAGAACATTTATGAGTGACTTTAAAGTTGCATATCAAATGATTTTATTTAAAGGTTATATTGATGTGCTTTCAGCCTCATACAACAGTGAAGGTGATACTACACAAGCAACCATAGACGTTACCAGTCATTGGAGTGACTTTGATAGAGTAGCAACTAGATACACAAACGCCAAAAGCCAACAAGAATTCTTTCCTTTAGATAAAGGTTTTGATTACGCAGTAAACGTTCAAAAAGAAGTTACTTGGCGTGAAAATGGTTAAAGAAGATATTATAAAACTAGGAATGTGGCTTGGTAATAAAAAGAGTCAAGCATATGAACGTGGTAAAAATGATTGTTGTACATTGTTTATGGAATATCATGACTTGATGCACGGTACTAAAACACTAGATGCAATTTACGGTAAATACAATACATTAGCTAGCGCCATTAGGACAGCTAGAAGATTTAAAATAACTGAAGAGTGGCTTCCTAAACATGGATACAAACAAGTACCAAACCCTGAAACAGGAGACATTGTGATAGTAGAACAACAATATTATCCAAGTGGTTACATAGTATGTAACGGGTGGGGATGGACCAATAGTGATAACAAAAGTAGAATGGTCCTTTGTTCATTAGAAGAACCTACACTACCTTACAGTATATGGAGACATCAGCATGGGTAAGACATTTGTAAAGATTGCATTACAAGTAGGAATGGCAATCTACCAATATCAACAACAGAAAAAAGCTAAAGCTAAAGCGGCACGTGCGGCTAGAGTAGCACGTAGTAATGTTTTAATAAACAAACAATCAAATAATGATCCTATATATCCACTATACGGCAGACAGCGTATGGGTGGTACACGTGTATTCATTGATTGCAGTGACGGCGCAGGTAACATACAAACAATTGTAGACAATAAACCAAACAACACCACACACCTAAACATAATATTAGCAATGTGTGAAGGTGAAATAGAAACAATAGAACAACTTTGGTTCAATGATACTATAGTATGGGATGTAGCCAGTGGCGGTACACTAACTGATAACAGCAATGGTGGAAAAACACTGGGTGGCTTTATAAGCACTACAGTATATCATGGCGCAACTATGACATGGAACTGGTATCCTGGATCACTTACACAAACATATGACACCGCTGTTTCAACCAGTGTTGGCTCTAGTGTTTGGGGACCTACACATACACTCACTGGCATTAGTTACCTAGCAATGGTACTAACTGCAAATGGTAATGTATTTGGTGGACAAATGCCAACATTCACAGCAACATGCAAAGGCAAGAAACTATTAAACACTGCTGAATTAGCAGAAGGCAATGAAGTACTTGTTAGTGGTGCAGATCAAAACCCTGCAGACGTTATGTATGATTATATGGTTGACAGATTTTATGGAAAAGGTCTTGATAGAACTGCAAATGGCAACCTAGTGCCAGGACTTGACATTAACTTAGCAAGTTTTAAACAAGCTAGATTAGATTGTGCTGCGGCTAGAAGTGGAAACGGCTTATTGATTAATGGATTCCTACAAACAGAAAAACAATTGTTTGATAACATTGGTGAGATACTTGAAACATGCAACGGCATGATGTTGTTTATAGATGGAAAGTATGAATTCCGTATACGTAAAAAAGATGAACAACTAAATTTACCAACCAGCCATATATTTACTAAAGACAATATTATTGGTGAGATGCAATTGCAGTTACCAAACAAAACAGCAAAGCTAAACAAAAATACAGGTGTGTTTAATAACCCTGCTACAAAGTTTAATGATGATTTAGTTATATTTAAAAGTGCTGCCTTTAAGGTAGAAGACAACGGCAGTGTTCTTGAAACACAAGAAGACTATACAATGATAACAAATAGTGCCCAAGTGTTGGACCTAGTTACACAACAAGTAAATTTAAGCAGAGACCTTTACACAGTATTACTAACAGTTAGTCACCAAGGCATGCTTCTTAAATCAAGTGATATTATAGAAATTAGACACCCAGACTTTGGTTGGGGTACAGGCGCTGGAGAAACACAGCACTTCTTTAGAATATTAGAACTTAAATTAAAAGAAGACAACACAGTTGAAGTAGCAGCTACAACTTATAATTCAGCATTGGAGCTATAGAATGAGTAGAATTACATTAGGACAGGGAACGTTACACCAATACACTCCAAGCGGAATAGATATTGAAGCCAGTGTTAGCTTACAAGGTTTAAGTGATATAAAGATTACAAGTTTACAAAATGGACAAATTATTAAATATGATTCATCAATTGGCAAATGGATCAATGCCGCAGACGGAACTACAACTAGTTTAGCGGCCCTAACTGATGTTGTAATCAGTGGCGTGTCAGGCGGACAAGCATTAATATACAACAGCGGCAACAGCAGATGGGAAAACACTGATATAACCGTTACCACAGTAGACGGAGGCACCTACTAAACACCCCAACATCTAGTCAACTTAGGTGGTTTAAACGCTCAATAGCCACTACATATACACATCAAATAGCCACCCCTACACTTACTACTAAATACTATTAATGAAGAATTTAAATGGCTTTAAATGACTCTTAAATTAAACAAGGAAAAAACATGAACAAAGAAAAAATAGCTATACGCAATATTTTTAAAGCTACAGTAGACATTGAAGATTACAGAAAACTCACTTACTTTGAATGGGTAAAAGAACTTAAAGTAGAAATGCCTGGAACTTGGCACATGTACATAATGTATGATGGCGGCATAGCATGTTGCACAAATGCACTTTGTATCAATGAATGGTTAGTAGCACACAATCAACGCACTAGAAGACCAATGGCCTTAGGCCAAGTAGAATATAAAATATCAGTAAATGAAGGCAGTAACATTGACAACAGAAGCAGTGAATGGACAGCAAAACTGCCCAGTTTAGATGACAAGCGTATAGGACCTAAGAACCCTGCAGGTGGATGGAACAAAAGAAGTCATCCCAACAGTGTTAATGAGCTTAGAGAAACTATATGGTATATGTTTGCTGATCAACACAAGAGTCCTGGTGAGATTGCAGAAGAATTAGGCTACACTCCTCCCAACA